CTCAGCCCATTTCTTAGCTTTAGGTGTTATTTGTGGTGCAGATTGCGAAGATTCAGCTGTGTTTGAGGTATCAGCTTGTACGTTTTGTTGTTGTTTATTTTGCTCTTCTTCTAGCTTCTTCTGTTCTTCACGATTAACTATTTCTAGTCTAGCTTTTTCTTTTTCAACAGATAACTGAGTTAACTTATCATTAGCTTCCATAATTTTAGAAGCATCCTGACTCTCAATTGCTTGTTGAAGAGCGACTTTGACTTGTTCTCTTTGAGCATCTACTCTAGCATCTAATTCTTTTAGATACTGATCGTCAGTAGACTTGAACTTCTTAAGACTTGAGTCAAATTTCTTTTGTATACCCTTAGCGTATTCTATAGCTGCTTTTTCTCTTCTCTCAGCTTCTTTCTTTTGAAAGACAAGTTTATCAATTCTCTTTTGATAATCTCTTCTAGATTCATTAAGGTTTGGTATTTCGTTTTCAGATTTTTCTTCTGACTTTGTTTCCTGTTTAGGAGCTTCTTCTTTATCATCAGAAACTTCTATTTCAGGTTTATCAGATTTTTCTTCTGTAGATTTTGAATGATCAGTATAACCTAAATCAACTTCACCTAAATCTAATTTAGGTGAATCATCTTTTTTAGATTCTTCTTTTACTTCAACATCTTCTTCTTTAACATCATCAGTATCTAATTCTACTTGACGTTCTTTAGCTAATAATGCTTCTGCACTATAGTCTTTTACTTCTGCCATGTTTATCCTCCTTCATTAAAATAAATGGAGAATATCTTCTGGCTTGTTAATAGTTCCTATAATCTCGTCATCATTTAAAATACGGTGTTCACCATACTTAGTCTGAAATCTACTTCCTGCGTATCTGCCATAAACAACAAATTCGCCTGATTTACACCAAGGTCCATTAGGAAATTTTTCTTTATCCTGATAACAAAGATCACCCATTTTAACAACTAGTCCGACAACTGTTGTCATCTGAATTTTGTCCTGGGTTTCATCTGCTAGTATGACACCACCTTTTGTTTTTTGTTGGCCAGACCAAGGTCTAACTAACATTCGGTATCCTACTGGGTTGGGTATGATTTCAAGATATTTTTTGATGCCTTCTGGATCAGTTGGAATTTGTGATTTTACCTCTTCTTTATTTTTTTCGTTTTTACCGAAAGTTGTAAGATCTGGTTTAATCAGTGTTGCCATCGTTATCCTCCTTTTGCAGGTTTTTAATATCCTGAAGCAGCGCTTCAAGTGCGCTGAGTCTGCCCCTAGCATACTGCAAATTCTCTATGGAATCAACCCCATAGCAAATATGGGACCTCGTGTCATCAGCTTGTTTTTTTATTATGTTTTTTATTTTGTCTGCAGTATACGGATCTAGCATTATGTTAACCTAAGTGATTTAAAATGAAACTCTTCTAAACTATCCATTGTTTGTTTTGAATGCGGGTATGGACTATCTGCTCTATACCAATGATACATATAAATACCATTAACTACATGAAATTCATGCCCTGATTCTAATATTTTTTTATGTATTAAATTATCTTGTCCTAAAGTTTGACCTGTTGCTGGAAAGCCTCCTAAAGATCTCATAGTTTCAATACTTACACAAAGAAAAACTCCTGAATAATTTCCGGCTTCTTTTGGATTAATGTGAGGTGTTGTTTTACCCCAATGATATTTTGATAAATATTTACCAAGTCTTCTATGATAAGATATATCATGATTGTGTGGATCCACTCCAGGAACCATTTGTCTTAAACTAGCTAATCTATTTACTCTACAGGTAAATGCTTTTGCTTTTGGATTTTCTTGTATTGCATGTTGTAATTGAGGATACCAATCATATGTTGTGAACATAGCGTCATGGTCTATAATTGCTAACCAATCTTTATCGGGATGTTGGCTTAAACAATTATTATACGCAGTGCCCATACATCTTCTTCCAAAATCATTATCATCCCATGCAATGTGAGTCCAGATTTTTGGTTTATTTTTTACCTGTGATTCGTCAACCATCACAGGCTTTTACAATTAAATATAAGGTTTGTAAATAGATTTAATTTTACCTGAAGCTTTTAATTTTTTTAAATCACCTTTAGTTAATTTAGTTAAATCTAAATATTTAATGTCTGGTGAAATTTTTTTATCTTTTTTAAATAAATTTTTAATCCATTTAAACATTTATTTCTTACCACCCAAATGTTTTAGTTCTGTAGCTTTAATACCATACACGGCTCCAACTACAGCTACCCATAATGAAATTATCCACCAAGGCATGGTTTGTAATTTTTCAAAATATAAATCTAGTTTTTGTCCAATCTCTTCGTCTTCAGCGAACACGCTGTATGCTAATAAAAACAGAGGGCTTGAGAGAACTAATAAAATGAATTCGTCTTTCCAGTCACCTTTTTGATTTTGAGCAATCTGTCCAGTGTACTCAATTTCTCCGCGTTTCATTTTTTCAGCATGGACGATCTGAGCTTCAGACATTATGATCTCAGACTTCTTTTTATTCTTATAAATTTCTGCGCCAGTTTTTAATGCAGTGCCAATAATTGACCAAGGAAACATTATTTTTTATAACCTCCCTTTTTCATTTTGACTGGAGGCACTTGTGAGTTGGGTCCTTTTTTAGGAGGTATACCATATTTAACTCCACCTGATAGTCCTCCAACACTGTATGCTACAAACGTAAAAAAATTATCTTCTGGACTTACTACTGTTGGATCTATTGGTTTTGTTGGAGAAACAGGTGTTAAATTTATTGGTTCCTGCTTGGATGGTTTACTTTTATCCTCCCATCTTTTCTTTTGTTCTGCCGCTGCTCTTGCTTGATTTTCTTTTTTTATTCTATCTCTTGCCCAATAAGGAGTTTTATCCGCATCTCTTAAAATTTTTTGTCCAAAAAAAATTCCACTTCCAGGGATAATTGTATTTAAAAGTGCTCCAGCAAGAGTAGCACCAGCTTTTACTCTGAAAGTAGTTGATGGAGAAAGTTCTGCTCTAGTTTTTTTTCTTTGTTTAGTTAAAGCTTTAGATGCTTCAGGAGAAGTTTTATATCCTGGTGGCAAAGTTGTAAACTGAGCCATTGGGTTTCTGCCTCCACCTTGTGGTAAGAAAATGGGTTTAGGTGCTTTAGGTATATTTACTCCTCCATTACCTCTATCGGGTCCTTTACCTACATTTCCAGAAGAGCTAGCCATAGCTGCACTTTTTTTCTGAGACGCTGGGCTTCCCATATCCATACCACCTCCTCTATATCCTTTTGGCTTTTTCATAAACGGAGTATGATACGCATGTCTCATAGAAAATTCTTTTTTAGTTTCACTAGGTTGTTTAACTGCTTTACCTACATAAGCCTTAACAACTCCTTTTAACTTACCAGAGTTCTCCATAGCATAAAAAACAGATTCACCTTTTTTAGAACCATATTGTTCTTTAAATTTTTTCTTTAATTTTTTTCCTTTATCAGTAAGTGGCATTATTTTTTAGTTCCCCTCATTTTAGCTCTTTGTACTTCTAATTTTGCTTCAGCAACTCTAATTCTTTCTGCTGCTTGATCTTCATTATTTTCTAATTTCATTTTCTCAAGATCTAATCTTTCATCAATTTCATTTTCTTTTATTTCCATATTCATCATACCTTCTTCAGCTTTTCTCTGTAAGTCCATCGCTCTTAAATCTAGTTCTCTTTGTTTTAAAGCAACTAATGGATCTTGTTGTTGACCCATAGCCTCAGATTGTGCAAGCTCCATAGTTAATTGAGCTACTCTGTTTGCTATCATAGATGCAATTCTTATCTCTGCTCCTTCAGGATCAGACTGTAACATTTGTTGCATCATAGGATCATTTTGTATTTGAGCTCCCACTTCTCCTTGAGCTAACATAGAAACGTGCTCAGATATATGTGATTGCAGTGCTGCATAAACTTGTGGGTTAATCTGTACCATTCTTGTAGACATAAACGCTCTATGCGCTGCAATATGTGCTTGATGGTCTTGAGTTGGAAAAGCTTTTAGTGGTTTTTGCATAATCGCTTCCATATTCTCGGTTGCAGGGTCTTTTGGTACTGGTCTTTCTTGAGGTATTAACAATTGATCAATATCTTGAGTCCCCAATGCTTCATATACTCTCCGATATGCCTCTCTTAAGTTGTGCATCATCGGATTTGACATTGCAATCTTCAAATTCTCATTAGCTAACGTTACTCTTTGCGCCATACTCATGATATTTGGGTCTGCAACTGGAATTACATCGACTCTATCGTCAAAATCCGTCTGTTTAACTGCTTGATCTGCTCCATATACGGTATATGGGTAGATTGGTGGTAGATATGTGCCAAAAACTTTAGCTAAAAGTCTAAATTCTCTACGCATTGAGTAGTAACATCTCTTGTGAATAGCACTCATGACCCTCGAACCACGCTCTAATAGAGAAACAGTCGTGCCAACAGCTCTATTTTGTAAATCATTACCAGTATCCATGTTAGTTATGGCTGCAAATTTTTGTCCAGCGTTAACAACAAAGCCCATTAATTGGTATAATGTAGCTGATGGTTCTTTAAATGGTAAAATTTGGAACTGATCTTTGATATTTCCACCAGGTGCATCTACATCTCTAAACTCTCCTGGCTGAAATGGTTGGTCATCATCTCTAATTCTGATACCTCTAGACTTAAATCCTGCAGGTAAATTAGATAATGTCCCTGCATCAAGTAATTGTCTTAAAGATTGTGTAGCTGTTCTGCTTAATCCACCAATCATGTGAGTTAAACCAAAGCCATAAAAACCTAATCCTGGTAAAAATTTAAAATGTACAAAGTATTCTTTTCTTTTTTTGGTCTCATCCATCATATCATAGTTACGATAGATAGATAAAACTTCTCCACTTCCTTCATCAATAGTTACAATATATGGAACTTTTACTTGTTTCTCTGGATTCTGCATTTCAAATTCTTCTAAATTTAAATCGACATGCATTTCTAATATTTGATAAGAATATTGTTTATCCGTTGAAGGAGTGACTCCTTCTAATTCCTGATATTTTTTTTCAATTTCTGATGGTCCTTTTGATGTAGGTTTTAATTCTACTTCTCTATAGAATCCTGCCTGTTGTTTTTTAAGAATTTCATTCTCACCCATTTTCAATACGTGAGTAATTCTTTCACAATCCATCAAGTCCGTTGCATAGTAAGGCACGACTAAATCTTCTGCAGGAATAAATTTAGATACAGCTCGTTGCATCACTTCATCATAGTAAACTTTTTTGAATGCAGAGCCAGCTAGAGCTAAATAAAATAATAACTGATCAAACTCTGGAGTATATTCTTCCATCTCTTCAGTAATCATGTAGTTCATAAAGTCTTGAACTCTTTGTGCTTGATCTACTTTTTGAGAATCTTCCATTCCAAGAACTCTAGTTCTTACGGGTCCTGATGATGGAAGTAACTCTTTATACGCTTGTGCTTGAAATTGTGTTACGGCTTCGGATAGAAGTGGATGGGTCACGGATGCCGAGCCTTTAAACGGTCTTGTCATCTCTGTATGTTTAATACCTAGGAGATCTAGACTATTTGTATAACTTGTTTCCCAATCTTTACGGGACACTCTATCCTTCTTATAGTCGTCAAGCAATTCGTTAGACATTCTTTGTAGAACATCTTCAGACATATCATTTGCGAGATTTTTATAAAACTCTTCTTCTGCAGAAATAGCTTCCTCTACTGTATCAGGAGTTTCATCCTCAGTAGATTCTAATTCTATATCAATCTCTTCTGTCTCCGGAGTTGTAATCTCCGTTTCAATTGCTTTTTCAATTTCAGCCATATTAAAAGTTAATAAAGTTTAGTTGGTTTCATTCTCGCCATTCCGCCACCACGAGCTTTAACCATTGTCCCTTTTTTAAATAGAGGTTTATCAAATGTAAATCCAAACAAACCAGGATTGTCACTAGTCTTTTTTTTTGTCATTGAAGTGCTTCTATTTTTTATTCTTTCAGCATCTTTAAACTTTCTATATTCTTTTTTATCGGCAAAAGTTTTACCACCAGTTTCAATTTTACCATCTTTTAAAACATTAATAGATTTTTGATTTAAACCACTAACTTTTTTACCACCTTGATAAATTCCACTTCCAGTTCCTTTACTTGAATCTAAATTTACAAATTTAGTTTTAGTATTACCAACTCCTTTGTTAACACCATCTTTGAAAACATTACCTGTTGAATCTACTTTTAATCTTGGAAATGTTTTTTTCTCTGTTGGGCCTATAGCTGTTTTAAACTTATCTGGGCTATATGCTTTATTTGAAGTAAATAAACTTTTTGTTGAACCACTTGCACCTGTTGGTACACCTTTACCACCTAGCATCCCTAATTTAGATGCACCGATACCTAGAGCCATAGCCGCTAGTATCTTATTTCGTCTTCTTGATTTTTTTGACATGTCTTAATCTCCTAATTAATAATATACGTATTTACGTTCTTTATAACTTTCAA